ATTTTCATTTTCCATATCAAGCTTTGAACCATTTATAACAAATGTTTGAGGGTAAAAGCCATCCTTTTTAGTTGCACTGTCATGGTCTTTTAAATATCCATTAATAAATATCTTTTGATCTTCTCTAAATGAAGCTTCATCTATAGAATGTTTATCAAAGTATATATCTAAAGTAGTTTTCAACTGGTTAGTGTAGTCATTTGGAACTATCTCTATTGACTGTATATCGTATTTCTTATAATACTTACCTTTCCATTCATTTAACTTCACATTACCTTTAACTCTAAATTTATGTTGCTGATTTTCTTTTAAAATAGCACTTAAAAACACAATTGCATCATATTGACTAAGGAATTCGTATCTATTTGTTGTTAACTCTTTGTACTCTTCCTTTAATTTTGGTAATTCTGCTCTTTCTTCCTCTGATCCGTCATATTCTATGTTTCTTATTCTATAACCTAATTCTATGTATTTAGACTTTTTATCAAAATCAGTCTCTAAGTCAACTATAATCTTAACAAAATCAGCCACCATATCTACAACTTCAGGCTTCAATCTATCTGCCCATGGAATCTCTATCTTTCCACCCTTATTCTCTTTGTCGCCTTTAGTAAATGCGTATACAATGTTTTTACCATTCGGTCTATGACCACCGTACATTTCAACAAAAACACTGTTAAGTTGTGACTCTTTTATTCCAAAATTAATCCTATGTCCTTCCCAACCTTTGCCATTGTCCTTTACTTCGTAGAATCTATTATCATCTCTAGGTATTCCTAGTTCACCAATAAAATCAAATTCATTGTATAATTTACTCATATACATCTCTCCTTTGGGTTTTATGTTTTATAATTATATATCAATATGTATATCTCATAATTAGTTCGGGCTTCTTCCACGTTTGATTGGCACTGTTCGCTTTCCCTTTTTCTTAATAGTATCACCACCTTTCAATATACTTATTTGTATTTTATAAATATATTTTATTATTCTATATAATCCATAGGCTCCACATATACACATAATACATCTACATTCACATTGTTTGTACTTGGAATAAGTTCCGTTGACTCATATTTATACCAGTCTTCGCCTAATTTAATATAATCTACAAGTTTTGCAAGCTGTAATGTTTCAACTGGATTGTCGGTGTATGTAGCCTTTATATGCCCGTATTCTGAAATATCCTCTATGTCTTTATACTTTATTAGCATTTTATCGCCCCTTTTTAATATGTCATTAAATTGCTTAATCTATCGACTTTCTCAACCTCTGTAACCTAGTAAACAAGCCATTGTTGTTTTTTGAATTTTATACATATGACCTAATTCTAGGATCTGTGGCTGATGTAACCGAACTAACGGAATTTGACGGTGGTTTGAAATATAGTCCAAGATAATTTTCTAAAGACTTACATTCTCCGTATATCCTGTCTAATCTCGTGCGCAACTTGTTTTCTATTTCTTTATCAGATAATGATGAATCCGTTAATATATATGTACAATCATCTGCTGCTCTGCTTATTACTTCAAACCTCTCGTACAATAATTCTTTAGTTTTACTATTCATAACATCATCTCCATTTTATAATTACATTTCATTCCTGCTTGGTCAAATTCGACCTTATAACTAAGTATATCATGTCTAGATGAACAAGTCAACAACTATTTTATAAATATATGTCATTATTCAATATAGCGATAGAAGTATGATTTTAACCACATTTCACGCTCTACACCCTAGTATCTAAGCCATTTCGTAAACTATATATTTTTCATTTTAAACAATTTTTCAGTTCTTTTCTGTTTTTCATTGTTTTTATCCCTGATATCTAATTTAACTTCTTTTTCCCACACTATCTCAAAATCTTCTGGCGCATCATACTCAGATACTAATACTGTGTTATTTTTAGACCATTCTCTCATAGTGTCCCAAAACTCATCATGGTCAAAGTCGCCTACAATATTCTTATCATATTGTGTAGTACCTCTGTATGGTGGATCACAATAAATTACCATGTTTTCGGGCTTTAAGTCTTTATAATCACAATTTCTAAATTCAGTTCTATGTAATAAACCATTCTCTATCTTCTTATTCATCGAATTATGAGCATTTAAACAATAGTTCCTACCAGAATTGTCTTTTGCATATCCACCAAACCATTTACCAGCAAAACTGCACCCGAACCCTACAAACCCTGTCAAGTGTGGCTGATCATCGGGATTACTTTTTATATAGTCATACTCATCCTTGCTCAATTCTGTAGGTGGCAACCACCCATTCTGCAATTCTTTATACAATGCTATTAAATAATCATGCTTATCACACAATATTTTTTTACCTTCTATGTATTGTTCAACCCAGCCACCACCTACAAACGGACTAAGAAATATTTGCTCTTTTGTTTTATAATTATTAATTACTTGCACCAAATCTTTACATGTTCTAGTTTTTCCACCAAAATATCTCAAGTAACTCCCCCTTTATTTTATAATTATATTTCAATCCAATTAAAACGTTAATTCTATCTGCGTTTCCTAGAATACACCTTGATCAAATTTTATGTCATTGTCCTTAAGTAATCCTTCTAGGTATTCACAATGCAGTCTTCCAGCATCTAATGCATCCTGTAAATTGCTCAAATCATCCTCTAATTCTACAACTAAATCATGTGCCTCATCAATAACATCTCTTACGTCACTTAAATCATAGACCATTTTTCTTATTTCCATATGTATCACCTCACTATTTTATAATTATATATTAATGAATTTATTCCTATGCTCTATCCCTTACTTTCTTAAAATCGTCCATATCAAATGTATCTATGATTGTAGATGCATTTGGTTCTGTAGAACTAAACAAATTAAACACTCTGTCTTGATAATTAATGTGATATGCAAATCCTATAAATTTACCATTTGTCACGATATTTCCATCCTTAAAATCGTTTTCGAATCTATAATTTTCCACCATTAGTGCGGTTAATAAACTTGTTCTCCAATATCCATTTTTACTTTGATATATCTTACGAACCTCCTCCAATCCATCATTAATATAGTCAGAGCATGTCATCTTGTCTGACACTAAGTGTTCAATCACTGATGAAATATCAATGTATTTACTTCTAAGTTTTCTACTCCAATCTATTATTTTCTGCTGTTCTTCTAAAATTATAGGCACTTCTATATTTATTTTCATAAAATTCCCCCCATTGTATATTTATATATTAATAAAAGAACTAATCTAAAGGCTTATAGTGCTCGTTGTGTGTAACTAAAACACATTTTCTTTCCAATCCCAATAATTATCTCCTGCTGGAGACTCTTTATCAGTTTCATATGAATGAAAATCTCTTTCTATCTTCGCCAAAATAACTCTTTCATCTCCATAGAACTCATCATTTGAATTAATACAATTCTTCCATAAATCTCTACTGTTTAAATATATTGCCTCTGCCTCTTCATAATTGTCAGTTACAGCTATAACCCTATCTTCACTATCATAAACTAGCCACATTATATACTCCTCCTTTGCTATTTCACATTATAAGTCATTAAATCACGCAATCTATCATCTTATCAGCCCATGTAATATCCATTTTCCTTTATATCTTCCCAGTAAGATGATGGGTAATAAGCTATACATCTCTTAACGTTTCCATAGCAGTCTATAGTTACATCGACCTTAACAAATTGCTCTTCCATCCATGGCTCTCTTTTAATCTTCTCCACTGAGTGTATTTCTACTATATAATGTTCTACTAGATTCACTCTATCCAAACCTCCTTTCACATAGATAGTATTATTACTTAACGTTTATACTGTCAAAATATTCTTTTCTCATTCTTTTTATCTCTAAGCAACCACATTTATTGCACAAACCTTCATACTTTCCAAGTGAAGATGTATAATTTTCAATAACAATATCCTCATCCTTACAGTTATTGCAAATCCCATAGTTAGCTTTTTCTGTACAGTAATCCACACTAACATTCCTAGTTGCATAGAATGATTTGTTGCAATCATCGCACTCCAATAACCCTATATCTTCAGAATCACCTTCATACTCCCAACTATCTGAAAACTTATAGCCACAAAACGGACATACAATCTCATCTGTATATTCATGATCTATTTCTTTTTCATAGTTTACTGTTATTTCTTCCATAAATGGAGCCCACATAGTTATCCTCCTCTACATTTTTCGTTAGAATCTAAATTTTAAATACATCCACCCAATTGGTTAGGCGACTTATTCAAAGCTCTTAAATGGCCCCTCTCATAGGTTATATTTAGTTATAACTAACCTCTTTACCTATTTCTCTAATTCCTTTAAAAATTGGAAACCTCAAGGATATCTTATCATCATTTTGATTGGTGCTCTCCTCAAAGAATTGTATTTCACAAACTCTGCCTAGATATTCTTCTTGATTGTCCCATATTTCAATACGATCCAAATCAGAAAAACCGCTACCGACTCCAATACTATTTCCCTTATATTCCACATTAATTCTACCCAATTTTCCTTCGTATTTGTTGGTGCCCTCTTCAAATCCAATTATCTCTAAGTCAACTGTCTGCATGGATTTAACTTTAAGCAACCGTGTACTTCTTTTACATTCATACTTTCCTGAAACATCATTCAACATGATTCCTTCTTTACCCTCATTCTCCATCTTTTCGAGTAAGAATTGTATCTGCTCTTTGTCATTCCCTACATATAAAACTGGAACTTCTTTAATAAAACTTAAAGCATGTGAGTCTAATATATGATGTAAATCTTCTTTTCTCTCTTTAGCACCTTTTGTAGATTTACCATCTTGGAACTCTATAAAAGGAAGTGCATCAAATACATGAAACTCCACATTCTTTTTAATGCCATCTTTTCTGACAACCTTCATAGTTTCTCTAAATAAATCTGCACTGTTTAAATTGTTATCATTTCTTAATACTAGCTCTCCATCATAAACCATATGAGTTAAAAACTCTGACTCTGCAATTATCTCAGTTAATCCATCTATTGTTTTTCCTTGTCTGGTGAAAAACTCAACCTTACCTTTATGCTTAATCATTATGCACCTGCAACCATCCATTTTTTCCGTAGCTATAAATTCACTTATCTTATGTTCGTGGTCTTGATATTTACTTGCCAGCATAACTGAAAATTCAGGAATGAAATGCTTACCAAAGATTTTGTTAATTGTACTTGAAGTA